GCCGAGGCGACCCACTCTGAGTTTTTCTCGTCGAACACCATCGCGCGCTGCTTGACGCCGCCGTTGAGGAAGTTCCACCCAACGTCGGGAATCTGGAGAACCCACGTGCTGGCACGGAACTGGAGTTGAATCTGCGTGGCCCAGTATTGGTACGTCGTGTTGGCGAAGAACTCCTGCGTGTAGTCGCTGTTCACGCCCGTGCATTTCAGCGTGTACCGGGCGCAGGTCATGTACGTCTCGCTGTTGAGGAAGTTCTGCATCCCGAAGTACGCCTGCGGGAACGGCCAGAAGTTCTTCGTGATCGTGATCTGCACGAGTGCCTCATCCGTGACGAGCCCCTCCAGATAGTCATAGGCCGAGTTGGTCAGAGGCCGAACGTCGTTGTTCCCGCTGAACGCCCCCGGCGATGAGTCGTGATAGTAGTAGAGCGCGGGAACTTGACCGGGCTGCGTCTCAAACCGCCAATCGGCACGCCTGCTCGTCGGTGCCAGAACCAGTTCCGATGGGATGAACGAATACTCGGCAACGGCCTCTGCGTGGTAGGGAGAGTCTCCTGCACGCTCGATGACGCTCACCTTCCTCAGCCTAAGGTGCGCCCACGTTGGGTGAGCGGCCCCCCACGTGCCAAGGTTGAGATGAGAAATAACCTCCGTCTCGGTAAGCGGGTTGTTCTGTAGCGTGTCGTTGGACAGCACCAGATTCCATCGACGCACGGCGACCTCGGGGATGCCGAGCTCGGCCTCGTACGTCCGAGCAAGTTCGTGGCTCGATGCAATGCCCATCAGTTTCGATCCCCGAATGACGAGTAGCCCACGATGGCCACCGGCTGGTTGAAGTAGTTGGCCGCCGCCTGGCCGATGCCAGTGGCGATCCGCTCGAGCAGCTTGGTCTGTAGCCGCTCCTGAATGAGCCGGGGATCCTGAGCGTTGGCCGTCAGCTGCAGCACCAAGGCGGCACCCTCAGCGGTGCGGATGTCGCTCCCCGTGATGGTCTGCGAACCGAGCGTGTTCAGCTTTGTGAGCCGCTCTTCCTGCCGCTTGGCTTCGGCCTCGGCGGCCTTCTGCTGCTCCTCCAGAACTTTTTGCTGGTACTTGAAGATTTCTTCCTGCACACGCCGCTGCTCGTTTGCGGCGGCCTCGGCGGCTTGGCGTTGCTGGTCGGCGTATCTCTCTTGCAGACGCAGGGCGTCGTCTTGCGCTTTCTTCTGGTCTGCAATGGCCTTTCTGTTGTCGTCTTCCTTTTTCTTCCGCACGTCCTCTAAGTGCTTGATCTCGTTGTTGAACAGTTCCTGCTGCCGTGCCACCTCAACATTAAAGGCTTCGGCGTTCAGGATGCCTGCCGACGCCTGCTCTTGGGCGGCGGCGATGCCTTCCTGCAGACGTAAGGCAGCGTCGAAGCCGGCCTGGCCAAACTCCTGAGACTTGGCAATCAGTCCGCTGATGCCGTTGTCCACAGCATCAAACGCCGCCCGGAATCCCTGGCCGAAGCCTTGCTCTAGGGCCTGCTGCTGTTCTTGTAGCTTTGTCTGAAGTTGATCTAGTTCCGCCTTTCGTGATGCGGCGGCATTTGCATCGGCGACGTTGTTCGACTTTCTGGCTGCGGCCAGCTGCTCTGACACCCTCGCCTGCTCACGCTGCACGACCAGCAGATCCTGCTCCAGCTGCACGGCCGCACTGTTGGCCTCCAGCAGCCCTTCGAGGCGGGCCCGGTCGGCGTCAATCAGTCGGCGCTGCTCGTCCTGTAGCTGCTTCACCTTGCCGATCTGTGCGTCGTACTCAGCGTTGGCAGCGGCCACGCCACGGCGGAGCGTCTCTTCGTTGATCAAGCCAGAGTCAAACTGCCGCCCCAGTTCTTCGATCTTGTTCTGAAACTGCAGTGCGGCGTCAAATCCTGCCTGACCAAACTGGGCCGCATCATCAATAGCCTTTGAGATCTCGGCCCGCAGCCCGGCGACGGTGGCCTGAGCGTCGGCCTCAATCTGTAGTTCGATCTTGGCGTCGTTCTCGATGCGGGTGATCTCGTCTCGGAAAACCTTTCCGGCCCGGGCAGCGTTACGCCGAAACGTCTCCTCGTTGATGAGCTCGTCGTCTAACTGTGCCTGCAGTTCTCGGATCGACTCCTGATACTGCAAGGCGGCGTCAAACCCGGCCTGTCCAAAGGCGGCCGACTCGTTGATGGCGTCGCTCACGCTCTGTCGCACTCGGTCAAGAGACTTCTGCAACGCATCGGCCTCGGCCTGCGATTGCTCAAGCGAGTCAGCGATCTGCGACACGCCGCCGGCAGAGCCATCCGCCTCCTCGCCAAACAGACGCAGCGTCCTGCCAAGCAGGTTCAGCTGGCCAACCAGCGGTATCAGATCGACGATGGACGTGGCGAGTGCCTGCGACGCCGTCTGATTCTCCTGAGAGAACCTGTTGACCGATGCAGTGATCTCCGTGAACGCCAGCGTTACGTTCGCCGCACTGTCAGCAAACGCTGCGGACGACTGGTCTGCAAAGCCCTTGGCGGCGATCGACGCCCGGTCGAGCTCGTCGCCGAATCGGGCAATCTGCTCCCGCTGCCTGTCAGAGATGGCGGCACCGAGCCGCTCGAGCTCCTGTCTGGCGGTCGCCAGTTCATCAAACACGGGAAGAAGTTCAAGCCCAGCCTTACCGAACAACTGCAGAGCAACCGCAGCACGGCGAGCCGGATCGTCAATCTGCAGCAGTGCAGCGGCCACGTCCGTAAACAGCTGCTCTGGCGTGGCAGAGCGCACCTGATCGACAGAGATGCCCAGGTCGCCGAACGCCGACACGGCGGCACTCGATCCTGTGCGGGCATCATTCACCGACTTCAGGAAACGATTGAACGAACTGCCCAGCTCGTCAACGCTCGTGCCCGTCTTGACCGCAGCCACCTGCAGCACTTGGATGAAGTTGAATGACACGCCAAGCCGGGAGGCCAACTGCGTCAGCCGCTCTACCTCGGCCTCAAGCGTCAGCAGGTTTCTTCCCACGGCCACGGCAGCAGCCCCGAAGGCAGCGGTGGCGGCAGCGGCGGCGGTGAACGGGTTGATGACGGACGCAGCCGCTGTGCCGAGCGAAGCCAAGTTGGCGTAGATGTCCCCGGTGAACACCCGCTGCAACCCCTGTGCGGCACTGGAGATGCCAGACAGCCGGCCTGCGATGTTGCCAAGAGGGCCGGGCAAGGCGGCGAAAATGCCGCTGATCTCGTTGAACTTGAGCCCCTGCACTGATGCCCGCTGCACTTCGTCGGCAAGCGTGTCTGCGGATTTACTGGCCCGAGCCAAGGCCGCATCCGCCTGGGCGACGCCACGGGCGTACGTCTCGCTGCCGATCGCACCAACACGCACGAGCTCGTTGAGCCTGGCTATCCGCTCGGCATGAATCTCCTGCTCTGTGCGAAGTTCTCTGGTGACTCGCACACCCTCCTCAAAGGCGTCGGCAGTCTGCCGCACCTCCTGCTGCAGTGCCTCAAACTGCTTGGCGTATTCCTGCGCGTTGAGTCCGCCGGCGAGTTGCTGCGACAGTTCTTCAAACCGCTGATTGAGAGAAGCCTGGGCGGTCGCTGCCGCCTGGCTGTCCTTGGCGAACTTGTCGAACACGGCCGTGGTCTTCTCGGCCTGCTGCCCCAACTTCTCAAGAGCCCGCTCGGCCGGCGTGAGGTTCTTCACCACGCCAGAGGCGTCGGCGGAAACCTTCATCGCAAGTGAGAGGATGTTGGCCATAGCTGCTACTGCTCAAAGATGCCGGCGAGCTTTGCAAGCTCTCGGGCCATCTCCTCTGATGTCTGCGGTGGCTTCTCGGTCGGTACGAAATCGGACGCCTTCGGTGCTTTGCCTTTCTCGCTGTACGGTGCGAGCACGGCACTGGTGAGCAAGCCTGTCTGCTGCCACGGATCCGGGAGAGCGTGGTAGTAGCGAGTGAACGCCACCCACTCACTGAGCTCCTGCGAATCCATGCGGCGAGACAACTCACGCACCGTCATGCCTAGGTGCCCGGCGAGGCGGAAAAGAAACCTCCGCATCGGCCGGGTCTTCAGTTTTTTGCGAGTTCCTCCACGTCGCTCTCGGTCATGTTGTTGTGCTTCATGGCTTTTTCAAAGAGCTTCGACACCACGGCCGAAGACTTCTTCGCCAGCTGCTCGATGCCCTGCTCGTCGAAGAGCCGCTCGCCACTCTCGGGGTGGCACAGGCAGCGGGCCAGGTACTTCGTCCTGAAGTTGTCGATGCCACGCTCCTTGTTGCCGATCCACTCCTTTTCGTAGGAGTCCCGCTCCTCGACGGTCATCACACGGATGCCGAGCACCAGCGGCTTACCGCTGGCGTCCTTCCACTCCTTCACCGTCACCTTGAGCACGGACAAGTCGTCCGAGGCGAGAATCTGGGCGGCGAGTTCCTGCACAGTCAGGGCCATGGCATCTCCTAGGGTTGGACTCTGAGCGTGACGCCGTAGCGGGTCACGTCGTTCACCACGCCTTGAAACGTCAACTTCTCGAGCACTGCCGTGGCACGGTAGGCAAACCCGCCGCCAGCAATCGTGACGAGCGAGCGGACGCCGTAGTTGGCGGTCGAGACGTTGGCCGTTGCAAAGCACGACATCTCTATAGTGCCTAGGTCAAGCG